TTGATTTCCCTGAATTAAAAGCTGAAGCTTTACGTTTATATGAATATTGGGAACCTGATACAGTAATTATAGAAGCTAAAGCTAGTGGTATCCCGTTAGTACAAGAATTACGTAGAGTAGGTATTCCTGTAAACACTTTTAGTCCAGGAAAAGGTCAAGATAAGATAGCAAGACTTAACGCAGTATCCCCGATTTTCCAAGACGGAAGGATTTGGGTTCCTGAAAACAGGTGGGGAGAAGAACTTATGGAAGAAGTTTCTGATTTCCCTGCAGGCGAAAACGATGACCTTGTAGATGCTACAACTTTAGCATTAGCGCGGTTTAGGGAAGGTGGATTTTTAAGTCTTTCCACTGATTATGAAGACGAGTACGATTACCCAAGAACGCAAAGGGTTTATTATTAATGAAATAAGTAGTAGAGTTTGTATATATGGCAATAGAAAGATCACCATTTTCAGTAATTCCAGGAACTGAAGAAGACCTAGCAATAGAAATTGAACAACCTGAAATGATGGATTCTGAAAATACGGAAGTGTATTTAGCAGAAGACGGATCCGCTACGATTGGATTTGATCCCGAAGAACAAATTAATTTACAGTTCGGAGAAAACATAGCAGAAGCGCTAGACGAACGTCAATTACAACAAATTGCTAGTGAGTTAGTTGAAAATTACGAAGAAGATCTAAATTCACGAGACGATTGGTTTAATACTTTTAGTAAAGGTTTAGATTTATTAGGGATTAGAGGCGAAGATCGTTCAGAACCATTTGAAGGAGCTTCAGGAGTTCATCACCCAATACTTTCAGAAGCTGTTACACAGTTTCAATCACAAGCTTATAAAGAATTATTACCTGCAGGTGGACCAGTAGACGTAGAAATACTAGGAGTTAGTAACGACGCTAAGTTAGAAAAAGCAAATCGTGTTAAAAACTTCATGAATTATCAAATAACGTACAAAATGGACGAATTTGACCCTGAAATGGATCAATTATTGTTTTATTTACCGTTATCAGGTTCAGCATTTAAGAAAATTTACTATGATCCGTCATTAGGACGAGCCACATCGCGGTTTATTAAGGCAGAAGACCTAGTTGTTCCGTATTACGCAGTAGATTTACTTACTGCACCAAGAATTACGCACGTTATGTACATGACAGAAAACGAAATGCGTAAATTACAGATTTCTGGGTTTTATAGAGAAACATCTATGAGTGATCCAGCCTCAATATCGACTACAACGCTTGATGATAAGTTTGATGAACTAGAAGGTTTGTCCAGAACAGCGCAAAGTGAAGAATTTACATTGTTAGAAGTACATGTAGACCTTGATATTGAAGGTTTTGAAGATAAAAATGCACAGGGAGAAGAAACAGGACTAGCATTACCGTATATTGTTACAATTTGTAAAGATAACAACGAAGTTTTGGCGATCCGTCCAAATTATGATCCGAAAGACCCCATGCGCAAGAAAATAGAGCACTTCACCCACTTTAAATTCTTGCCTGGACTAGGATTTTATGGATTTGGCTTAATTCACATGATGGGCGGGTTGACCAGATCAGTAACAGCAATATTAAGGCAACTTATCGACGCAGGTACGTTATCAAACCTACCAGCAGGGTTTAAATCACGTGGATTAAATATCCAAAAGCATGATGACCCACTTCAGCCTGGAGAATGGAGAGATGTGGACGTTCCTGGAGGTCGATTAGCTGATTCATTCCTTCCATTGCCGTATAAAGAACCAAGTGCAACATTGACTAATTTGTTAAGTGTTTTAATTGATTCAGGTAAACAATTTGCAGCAACTATTGAACAACCCACAAGTGATGGGAACTCAGAAGCCCCAGTAGGAACAACTGTTGCTTTATTAGAAAAAGGTCAACGAGTTATGTCTGCAATACATAAACGTTTACATTATGCACAGCGCCAAGAGTTTAAAATTCTTAAAAGAGTCTTTAGCGAATCATTACCTCCCGAGTATCCGTATTCAGTACAAGGTGCTTCGGAAAACGTATTTGCAACAGATTTTGATAAATCAGTAGATGTAATACCTGTAAGCGATCCTAATATTTTTAGTATGACTCAAAGGATAGTTCTTGCACAAACACAATTACAAATGGCACAAGCTGCTCCTGATATTCATAATTTACGAGAAGCGTATAGAAAAATGTATCTTGCTTTAAATATAAAAGATATAGATTCTATTTTGCCTCAAGAAGAAGAAATACCGCCTAGAGACCCGATAAGCGAACAACAAGCCTCATTAACAGGAAACCCTATAAAAGCTTTTGAATTCCAAAACCACGAAGCATATATAGCAGCACATAGTTCTTTTTTACAAAACCCTATGACTCAACAAAATCCTGGAGTACTACAGGCGATAGGTGCAAATATACAAGAACACCAAGCAATGTTATATAGAATTCAAATCGAACAAGCGTTAGGTCAATCACTACCACCTCTTGATCAGCCAATGCCTCCAGAACTAATGAATGAAATAGCAGTAGCCGCAGCAACTGCAACTCAACAAGTTACAGGTCAAGCGCAAGCGATGGCAGAAGCACAAGCGAGAGCACAACAAGATCCGCAACGTGAAATGTTCCAACAACAGCTTCAACAAGAACGCGATGAGTTAATGCAAAAAGAAGCAAGCGAACAACGTAGAGTTGAGATGGATATGCAAAAAGCAGGAATTACTGCGCAAATAGAACTTGAAAGAATAGAAGCATCCAGAGATGCAGCAGAAATTAAAACAGCTGTCGATCTTCAAGAACTAGAAATGAAAAACGAAAGAGACGTAGAAAAGAATTTTAACGAACTAGTTAAAACAGTAAAAACCACAACGAGAGAGGAATAGTTATGAGAAGATATTTTGACAATGATGATTATCCAAGCCCTTCATCTAAAAGCTATAAAGCTGAACCTAGTGAACCGTCTGTACAGGATGACACTAGAACACAAGATGTAAAAGCGGGCGAACTAATTACTAAAGATGATAAAGTAGTTGGTGAAAAAGCTAAGATGAAAGCTGGATATGGTCAAACAAAAGGACTTCTTTATTATAAGTACATTAAATAAATAATTAATGGATTATATTAAAGCGGCGGAGCATTTGCTCCAAAAAATACGAAAGAGAAAAGAAAATCTTTCGCAAACACTGGCTACGGGTAGTGTTCAGGATTTTGAACAATATCATAGAGTAGTTGGTGAAATCGCAGGTTTGAATATAGCGGAGCAGGAGATTCAAACTTTAAATAAAAATATGGAGGACATAGATGACTGATACTGTTCCAAATCGAGTAGATAATTTTGGCAGCACTGATACACAACCTGTAGAAAAACAGGAAGTTGGATTAACTGTTGAAACGTTAGATTCGCACACGGAAAAATTACCGCACCCCACTGGTTATAGAATTTTAATCCTGCCTTTTGTGGCACAAGCAGTGACTAAAGGAGGCATACATTTATCTAAACAAACGCTAGACAAAGAACGACTAGCAACTGTTGTAGGTTATGTTGTCGAACTTGGACCTGATGCCTACGGAGACTTAAACAAGTTTCCTGATGGACCTTGGTGTAAAAAAGGAGATTGGGTTATATTCGGCAGATATGCTGGAGCTCGTTTTCAAATAGAAGGTGGCGATATGCGCCTTTTAAATGATGATGAAATTTTAGCAAAAATAGATAACCCAGAGGATATATTATCATAAACGTGGAGAAACCATGCAAGAAGAAGCACAAAAAATAGAACTAGAACTTCCTGAAGGGGAAGTTGATATAAGAGAAGCAGATGTAGACGATTCAATCACAACCGTCGAAGAATCTGTAGTTGAAGAGGTTTCTACCTCTTCTGAACAAGAACTAGATGCGATTAGTGATACTGTACAAAAACGTATAGATAAACTAACGTATAAAATGAGAGAGGCAGAAAGACAGCGAGATGAAGCTGTTAATTACGCTCAAAACATCCATACGGACAATACTCAGCTAAAAGAAAAGTTAAAGAATTCAGATTCTTCTCTTTTCAAAGAGTACGACAGTAGAGTACAATCGGATATTGAA